CTCGGCCCCTGGGGAGGTTATGCTGCCATAGCTCTCAACGGCTCTCTAGATGGGGGTCGAGCTTGGGTCCAGATATTGCTACACGCGCTCTTGACGGTAGGGTGCCCCGCGAGCTTCCAGCTTGGCGCTGGGGCTCCGCTCTCTTTTGTTGTGTCCTATGTTGCCCATGCCCTCTGGAATTACTTTGCTACTGAACGCATGGGCCCGGAAGCTCTCCTCGTGCTCTACAACGCACAGGGAACGCATTTAGGACGCATGAGCCCGCATTTGATCCGCGCTCTGGAGGACATGTACGCTGTCCCTATAGAGAACCGTATGACCGTCACCTGGCACACTAACGCTGTCGCCTGTTACCCAACAGCCGCCGCGGTTTCGATTGACCAAGAGGAACACCTCCTGTTGATCATGTTTGGTGCTTGCTGCCTCGCTCTCTCCTGCGTTTCCCTATACGAGTTGAACAATAGGTTCCCACTTAGCCGCGTCCCGGGTTTACTTAGGGCCCTGGTTCGACGCTCGCCTGCGTTGCTCGCTCGGGCTGCAGCCGACCAGCGTACACTCGATGACATGTTCCGCATTGGGGTCGACACGAGCCCCAACGCATCCGTCCCGAGCATATGCACGGCGCACCTGCCCCTCCCCCGTATCCGCCCCGACGCCTCCCTCAGCACCAGGCGAGTTGTCGAAAGCAGTTACTCTCTAGCGGATGTGCAGAATGCCAGCTGCGGCCGGGGCGGTTATTATGTGACTGGTCCCGTTATGTCCCGGGTGTTCTGTGCTAGCTTCTCTAGTTGCCAGCACAACATGGTCCGTGGTCTATCCGCTAGGGCACTCGGCCTGTCTCCTGTCTACCCCGACCAACAGGCCTACCTACGTGATAAACCCCAGCATCTTTTGAACTCAGTTTATATTTGGGCTTACGCTCACGCGAGGATGAAGGCCATAGCCCGCGGCCCGAAAATGCAGTTGGCTGAACGCCGCCCTGTGCCCCAGGACATATACGAGTGGCTCAAACGCTTTCCCCTAAGCAAGCGCAAGAGTCTCTTGGAGGGTTACCTAAGTGGGCTGACCACCATGGGTTTCGATGCTTTCATCAAGAAAGAGAAAACCGTGGTCGTTTGCTCCGATCTTTTACCCAACACTGACGTCGTGGGCGATAGGATCCATTCTTCCACGCGCAAGCTTGATCCTCGCATCATTTCTGTCCCCGACGAATACACCCGCTGCCACTATTCTACCATATGCTCTGCTGTTAACACTGCTATGCAAGAGACTTATAGTGGCCAAGTCGCTTACGCCCCCGGCATGAACGCTTCTGAATGTTCGGCCTGGGTTCTCTGGGCCTACGCTATGGTCCGTGACGGCGCTCTGCCGTGGGCAGCGATTTTCCAAGGAGATGATAGCCTCAGTTTTGTGCAACGTGGTGCGCTTGGGGTCTTCTACAGCTCCTGCGACATCAGCCGATTCGAGCAGAGCATAAACGGAGTCATGCAAGCCAGTGCGAAGGATTTCCAACGGTGGCTCCTCTGGGATTGGGGACGCCTTGAGATTGGGGAGACACATTTCTCCGAGTTTCGGGCCCACAGTGCCGCTAAGCGGCGCTATAAGGCCATGGGCATCAGCTGCTCAGTGGAGGGCATCCAAGTTTCCGGATTCGGTGATACCATATCCACCAACACGTTGAATGTCGCCCCCCCTGTTATCTTTGGCCTTGATTCGTCACTGCCCCTTCCCGCGGTCTTCCGGTCCGTTGGTATGTTCTGCAAGGAAGACACGGGGCCCTTCGAGCCGGGTGACTTGCGCATGGAATTTCTTCAGCGCCGCCTTTACCGTTGCTTAGACCCTGAAGGTCAGGACGGTTTTCGTTTCGGGCCGCGCATTGGCAGAATACTCGTTCGCGCTTTCTGGGTCGATGTCCGACCAGGTAAGCACTATAAAGGCTATGCTCGCGCCATCGCGGAGGGCATATTGGCCACCGCCCAACACGTGCCTCTAGTGAATACTTTATGTTCTCGCGTGCTTGACCTTACCGGGGGCTACAAGAAGCGCTATGACCTTGAAGCCCGGCGCAGGCTTGAATATCTGGAGCTGCTTAGCGTTGTTCCGGACCGTCCTGTGCAACAGCATCCGCAGACGATGGCTGATGTTGCCTCTCTTTATGGCGTGGATCAGTGCCTCCTCGTCAGATACGATCAGTTCTTGGCACAGTGGAGTTGGGGTGAACCCATCGACCCGGTATGGGCGACCGATTTGGTCCTTGCCCTAGTCCGGGTCGATCTTGAGTGATCACCCTATTGCACGACTTTGTGATCTTCCTGTTTTCGGAATGAATTCCATAAGTCAATCCAATAATAAACAACCCACCCAACAGGGTAAGAATTCCAAGAACAAAAGAGCCCAGAAACAACGATCTAGGCGCACTAACCCCCAAGTCCTGATGGCTCAAGCCTCAGGTTCCAAGTCCATTCCCCGGACGACTCTTAGGTTACCTGAGGTCTTTTCTGACATTGCTCGGCAAATTCTTGCTCCCGCAACTTGCCCGTCAGTTGTCCCAGTTCCTAACCTCATTGCCCGCCAAGTTGTTCCTCGTAAGTACGTACGTGTACTGGACTTCGAAGCGCCAGTGTCCGGTCAATTCAGCGCCGTTATGAGTCCTGACCTCTTCTTGCCCGGATTCGTGACTAACACGCTGGCTTCGGTCATACCTGTTGCCCCGGGTAGACTAGACCTAGCGGCTCGCTACGTCGAGCAGCTGGCTGTCGCCGCTCCAGGTAATCATGGGGTCTTTGAGGGGAAATTCAGCTCTGCTGCAGACCACCTTTTGGCTAAGACAGCACAGATAACTGATGGAGCTGGTGTCACCCGCGAAGGTTTCAACTTCGTGACCACCTCCAACATCAATTGGGCGGTCGTCAACAAAACCGGTTACACCGTAACCTGCGACCTTTGGTTCCTGGTCACCGGTACCAATCTTTGGACAATCCAATCATCGATTAGCAACCTCTCGGGCTACCAAACGGCCGGTGCCAGCGGCACCAACATTACTGCTATCAGTCTCGGTAACTTCACTGGTATCGAGGTTGGGCAGATGGCTAAGGGCAGCTTGACTTTGCAAGCCTCTTGCGGCACTGGCCAACACACTTCCGCCGCTGAAATCGCCTTCGCTCCTGCTTTTGCTAAACGCATCGACCAGCTCAAGATCACCGATGGCCGGGTCATCTCCATGTCTATGAAGATAACCAACACTTCCAGCGCGTTGTCCCGTGGTGGCAATATCTCCATCGGCCGCGTCCCTTCGTCCTTTAACCCCTACTCAAACATCTCGCTCTCCATGAGTCGATTGCCCGTTAATAGGCGGTACCAAGATGCTGCGGAGACCGGAGGATACGCCTTCTGGCTCCCTGAACAGTCGGACGAATGGGACTTCGATTCCATTGAGCGCAAGAAAGCGGCTTATATAGACTCGAATTACCTGCTCGCACATCTCAACGGTTTGCCTGCTGGGGCTTCCTTCCGCCTGACCTTCGCCTGGTCTGTAGAGTTCTACACTGAGAGTGAGGACTACACCAAGTTGGATTGCCCCGTTATTAGCCCAGCTTGGACCGAGGTACAGCGCCTCCTCATGCAAATGGACGCAGCCTGCTGCAACCCTGAGTCGGCCAACATCTTCAAGCGCTTCCTCAACAGCGGCGTTCGGTCCATCCAAGGCGCCCGCGACCATTATTACTCGAACCAGGAGACTTACGATCAGCTCCTAGCTCTCGCTAAGCGCATCGGATTAATGGTCCTATAATTTCTCCCTACGGAGGAAATCATCTCATCTGAGAAATCACCCCAACTGGGGAGGCACG